GATGGCGAATACTTTGCTGCTGGTGTAGGTGGTGCTATTACAGGAAGAGGTGCTGATCTATTAATCATTGACGATCCACATTCTGAACAAGATGCAATGTCCAAGAATGCATTAGAGTCTGCTTACGAATGGTATACATCTGGTCCACGTCAACGTTTGCAACCAGGTGGTAAGATTGTCTTGGTTATGACACGTTGGTCAACAAAAGATTTAACAGGTATGCTGATCGCTAATCAAAAAGAAAATAAAGCTGATCAGTGGCACGTGGTCGAGTTTCCAGCACTCTTGGACCACGGACCAGTGTGGCCAGAATATTGGAACAAGGACGAGTTAGAGAAAGTCAAAGCAACACTACCCGTTGGTAAATGGAACGCACAGTGGATGCAACAACCCACATCAGAAGAGGGAGCGATTATCAAGAGAGAGTGGTGGCGAACCTATACCAAAGATTACATACCATCACTACAGCATGTCATACAATCATACGATACAGCTTTCATGAAGAAAGAAACATCGGACTATTCTGCTATTACTACATGGGGTATCTGGTATCCATCAGAGGACGAAGGAGCCAATCTTATACTCCTAGATGCAGTAAAAGGCAGATACGAGTTTCCAGAGCTCAGGCGTCTAGCTTTACAGCAATACAAGTATTGGCAGCCAGAGACAGTGATTATTGAGGCAAAAGCATCAGGATTGCCGTTAACCTACGAATTACGTAAAATGGATATTCCTGTCATGAACTTTACACCGAGCAAAGGAAATGATAAACATACTAGAGTCAATGCGGTTGCACCTTTGTTTGAGTCTGGTATGATATGGGCACCAGAACAAAAATTCGCTGAAGAAGTCATCGAAGAATGTGCTGCGTTTCCTAACGGAGATCACGACGATTTGGTCGACTCCATGACCCAAGCAGTCATGCGATTCAGGCAAGGTGGACTAGTTGGACACCCTGAAGACTACGTAGACGAAAAACAACCTAAACGTAAAAGGGTATATTATTAATGAGTAAATTTTTAGAAGCTTTCGCATATTTTCTAAGCAACGGTTTAGATTTTAAACTAGCAAAAGAATTAGCAGAATCAGTCACTGGTTCTAAGGTTACAGATGAAAAAACGTTAGAAGCTTTCGTACCTGAGATAAAAAAATCTGCTGGTAAATCTCAAAAATTTCAAATGCCTGAAGCAAAAAAAGATGTCATTGAAGCTAGCGATGAAGTTTCACCAAGTTATGCAAAAGGCGATACAAAATACAATGCAGATATTCTAGCTGAAGAGATAGCAAGAAAAAGAGGTTTTATTAAAGAGGGCCAAGACGCTGACGACATGGACGTCAAAGCGTACTCTGAGATATACAGTGAAGCCTACAAATTTTTAACTGATTTAAATAGATTAAACAAACCTGGAGTAAAAGTTGAGACTCCAAAAAAATTAGCTACGAAAAAAACTCGTGGTGATTTAACATTTGTTGATACTAAAATATCTAACCCATTAAAATCTGATTTTGTGTTGCGAGGTTTAGATGGCACAACAGAAAATTTATATAATAAATTTAGACAGGAACAAGAAGCTATTAAGAATGGCATGCTTAAAGATCTTAATTTTATAAAAGATAACAACATAGCTCTTGGAGCAAAGGATAAAGATAATCTTTTATACAATATGAAGATATACAATGAAGTTACAAACAAGGTAAACAATCTTTCTGATGAATTAGTTGAGGCTGGTAAAGAACCAGAAAAAATTTACACAAGCTATAGAGATAGTATCTTTACTAAGAAAAAAGTTACGATGACAGATTTAAAAGAATTTTTCATTGGTAAAGATGGAACTATAGACAGCATGAAAGAATCTTTGGATAAAATGGATGATTTAATTAAAGAAATAGAAGACATTAGATCTGGTGCAAAACAATCAAGAGAATTTAAAGAACGTAAACTTAAGTTTCAAGGTAAAGGCTATGGTGATGACTCACCTCTTTACAGAACTTTAGCAAGACAATTTTTAAGAGACGAGATTGAAGCAGGCCGTATTGAAACATCTCAAAGAATTTATAACGCTATGAAAACAGGATCAGATCCTCAAATTGATGCTATAAAAATATTTAGACATCACTACGGCGATGATGCCTTTGACATATTAGGAAAGTATATTGATGTTAACTATCCTCAGTTTGATGCAAACTTGCCAGGTCTAAGATATCCAGGCAGATTTGAATTTAGAAAAATGGGACTCGTGCCTAAAAATAAAAAAGCACCAGGTAACACTTACGAACACTACAGTTTACCAGGTGAGATTGATCAAGAGATTAAAGAAATTGATGATGTTATTAAAAACATTGAAGCGGGCAATAGTCCTTTCTATAAAAATAGAGATGAAATTGTTCGAGGAATTATGGAACAAAACAGTAGGAGAGCAAACCTTGTAAAAGTAAGAAATGAAATTTCACCAGAGGATACAAAACCATTACCAGGTGATGAGACGTTAGAGTCAGCGGACGTTGTACCCATCAAGCAAGAAGGTATCATTAGTAATTTAGATCTTAATATAGACAGAAGTATTAAAACACTTAACGATGTAGAACTTTATGGTGATGAGACTTCCCTTGAATTAAAATACATTGAAGAAAATGGTGTGCACCCTAGAGACCTAGATCCACAAGAGGGCTTTGCAAAAGGAGGATTAGTTTCATTAACATGAAGGTAATATTTAACTACGCAACACGACAGTTTGAATCTATGGAGCCTACACTACGAGAAAGGTTTGCGTTAGGTGGTGGCGTGATACAAGGAGATAGAAAAAACTTTCAAAGTGGATCTGAAAGAGGAACACCAGAATACATAGAAAACATAATTAAAAAAGCTAGAGATGCTTTACCAAAAGGTAAAAGAAATTATTTAACAACAGCTGAGTTTGCTAAATTAATCGGTTTTGAATCCACTAGACCAAGTCGTCTAACAGAGGTTTTAAAATCAGGTGTGGATTATTCTAAAAATATTTCTGAAGCCATTAAAAAATTTGCTGATCCAATACTATCTCCTTTTAAATTTGGAAGAGGGCAATATTTTTTTAAACCTGTAAAAGGAGAGGCTCTAGAAATAATTAAAGCAGCTGTAGCGGGAGAAGGTCCTGAAAAACAAACTGTTCCAAACGTAAAAATATTTACTGAAGGAAAAGGTAAAACTTTATTAAATAATTCTTTAAAAAATAATAAATTGCCTTCTTTTAAATCAATTCAAAATATTAAAAAGTTAACACCTAGTAGAATTGTTACTGCTTTAACATGGGTTGCAGAAGCAAGTAAAAATAGAATAGCTGGTTTAGATTTTATTCCTATAGATAAAAAGAAAGGCAATAAAATTTTCAGATTAATGATGGATGAATCTGCTGGCAACATTTATAATCAGTATGCAACGCAAGTTTACAAAAACGCTTTAAAAAGTATATCTAAACAATTACGTCAACCACAAAATACTTTTGGTAATTTAAAGGAAAGAATTAGAACATGGGCAAAGAAAAAAGGTTTTCCTATATACAGCACAAAAAATCCAGTTGGATTTAATGTGGACGAAATATTAGGTGTTAAGGTATCTAGTAGATTTAAATTAGGACCATATTCTGTTTTTTCTAGATTAGTTGACGGATATTTAAATCAAAGGCCTTTAGCTAGATTTCAAGGCTATATGGCAAAAGAAATTGAAAAGTTAAAATTAGCTATAAAAAAACATGGGGCTAATTCTAAGCAAGCAAAGAAAATTGTAGAAAATTTTACTAAACAAAAAACCTATGTTAATTTAAGAGATGATCTAGATGCAAGGGGAGCAAAAAATATTAAACTACCAGAATTAACGTTAAAATCTCCTGATAAAATTTTTGGTTCATTAAGGTTAGAAGAGTTAGAAGATGCAGGATTAGATTTTAAAAAATTTTATAATAAAAATAAATTTGGTTTTTCTAATCTTGAAGGTGCTACAACTCAAAAAGAGTTGTTAGAAAAAATTAAAAAAGGAGAAATCAAAACTAAAGGACCCATGGTTAGTTCTTTTGCTGGTAGTATAAATTTAAATTTTTTACCCACAGAGGTAACAGCAACTTTAGCAAAGGCAGGAGGAGCTTTTTCCAAGTTATTAAAAGGAGCAGGTTTTGCATCAGTTCCATTAGATGCAATTACTTTGTCCGAACAAGCTTCAAAAGGGTTAACAGGTTTTGATTTAGCAAACACTACAGCGTTAAGGGTTGCTGAACAAACTTTAAACGCTCCTAGAGAAATAGCATCAATTTTTGGTAAAGAGGATTTATATGAACCTTTTACATTTGGAAGTGAGTATTCTAAAAAAGTTGAGTCATCAATTCCAATGGATGTTAGAAAAGAAAATTTAAGAAAATTAAAATTTGATCAAGCCATGCCGATTGTTGATGATATGGAAATAGCTCCATCAAAAAAAGAATTAGAAGAACGATATAAAAGCTTTAAGCCAGAAATAGATACTTCAAATTTAGAACCTGAAAAAATTACAGAAACAAGGGAACCTGATTCTGATTTATTAGCAGGATTATTAGAGGAGTCTGGCTCTCCGTATTTGCAGTTTCTTCAAGGCGGTGGTCAATTAACACCAGAAGAATTTAATCAATTACAATCCATACCACAATCAGAAAGACCTCTTACAGGTGAATTAGATTTACCAGAAATGGATCAAACCATGATGGCAGCACAAGGTGGCCGTGTTGGTTTTCAAGATGGATCACCTGACCCTTTTGTAGATCAAGCAATAGCCGCTCTTGATAATCCAAACGTTGCAAATCAATTTCTTAAAGACAACCAACCAAGTGTTGGTGAAATGATTCTTGGTAAAGAGGGCGATAGAAGTTTGATGCAATCGTTTAATACACAGTTTCTTGATCCACGATCCTATCCATACTATGCACAAAAAACATTAAGAGGTGCTGCTAACATACCAGAACTTGCTGTTAGGTTTCCATTAGCGGCTGCATACATTTTTGGAAAGGCTAGTCTTGCTACATCAACAGCTGATCTAAGTAAATTTAGTAAAGAAGATTTAAACACAGCAATGGAGATATTAGAACCTAAGTTTACAAATTTAGCACTAGAGGGCAAGCTTGGAGATGTGTTAGGCTTATCACCTGAAGCGATACAAGCCGCAGAAGAAAAAAGAACAGGTCCACAAAAAACCACTGGAGATCTTTTACAATTTACAGGAGAGGCAGTTGGACCAGCAACACCATTATTTTTATTTAAAATATTTCCTAAGTTGTCAAAACAAATTAAAGATTTAGTTGGCACGGCAACTGCTGCAGATAAAGTAAATAAAGAAATAGAAAACAAAATGGCTACACAAGGTGTAGATCAAACAAGAAGAGATCTTTTAATAGCGACAGGAGTGGGTGGAGCAGTTGGTCTTCTTAAAATGTTAGGACTAGATAATCTATTTAAAGCTGCACCAAAAGCAGTTGCAAAACAAGCACCAGAAATAATTACTTCAGGTGGCACACCAAAATACTTTTTTGACTTTGTAGACTTAATTAAGAAAAAGGGAAAAGATATATCAGATGAGGCAGCTACAGTCGAAAGACAAAGAGTTTACGATTACAAAGATTACACTCTCTATGAAAATTTAGATACAAACACAATAAGAATTACAAAAGACACTGAAGGTGCATCTAGTTACTATATTGGTGACGGTGAGTATGACACTGTGACTGGTATCATTAGAAAAGAAGAAATAACTTACACACCAAAAGAAACAATAATTAACGACAAAGGTAAACCCGTAGAAGTTAAAGACACTTATGATGAAGGTACAGTGAGACCTGATTATGATGGTAAGGAAGGAGACTATGAAGCTGGTTTAGATTCTATTGATGAAATATTAGATCTATTATCTAAAGATGGTAAAACTTATTCAGAAGAAGAATTATTAAAAATGGGAATAGATCCTAAATTAACCAATGTCCCGACAGGTGCAGGCACCATACCTAAAGACATGATCGGTGAGGTTAATCCTTTTAAACCTAAAGTTAAAAAAGCAGGTGGCGGTATTATGAAGATGGCAGGCGATGAATCTGGACCCCCACCAAAATCAGGCCCTACACCACACGGCTTGCCTTATGTAGCCAAAAATGTTAGACCTATCAAGGAGCGTAAATAATGGCAGATATCGATAAAACTCTTTCCGAGTTAGGGACCTCTGTAAAAATTGAAGGACCTGATAAAGAAGTAGAATTAGAAAAACAAGAAGATGCACTGAAAGAACCAGTGCAAGTTACACCAACAGAAGACGGCGGTGTAGAATTAAATTTTGATCCAAGCAAAGTAAATATTGAAGGTACACCAGGCCACTTTGATAATTTAGCAGAATTATTACCAGATGATGTTTTAGATCCTATCGGATTAGAATTATTTCAAAACTACACAGATTACAAAGCGTCAAGAAAAGATTGGGAAAAATCTTACACTGACGGACTTGACCTATTAGGATTTAAATACGAAAATAGAACGGAGCCGTTTCAAGGAGCTTCAGGTGCCACGCACCCTGTTCTTGCAGAAGCTGTAACACAGTTCCAAGCAGGAGCTTACAAAGAATTATTACCAGCAGAAGGACCAGTAAGAACACAGATTGTTGGCAACAGCGATCAACAAAAAGAAGCACAAGCACAAAGAGTAAAAGATTACATGAACTACGAACTTATGGAAAAAATGGGCGAGTATGAACCAGAGTTTGATCAGATGTTATTTCACTTACCACTTGCAGGTTCTACATTTAAAAAAATTTATTACGATGATTTATTAGGCAGAGCTGTATCTAAGTTCGTGCCAGCTGATGATTTAATCGTGCCATACTCTGCAACATCTTTAGAGGATGCAGAAGCGATTATGCATGT